GAAAATCAGGAACTAAATGCTTTGATGGAATCATTATCTGATGTATGGGACAACAATAGCAGTATGCGATCAATGCAAAACGTTAGATGAATGTATTGCTGACGTATTGACTTGTAGATACATTTGTCTCAATTGCCACGAATTTAACACAACAAAGGATGTAAGGAGATTTTATGACAGATATAGAACAAATAAAAGAAACACTTTCAAAGATGCAAGCACAAATTGACATTCTTGAAACAAAGTTTAATACAATAAATCCTCAGTGTTTCGTGTACGCTACTAGACCGATTTACACACAAGACATGCTACTATCTTTAAGTGCAGCTAGGTCTCTTTGGCCAATGCTAGAGAATGAGTTCGACAGATATTGCACAGAGCATAATGTTACAGTCTGGACACCTACAGACAGTGAAAACTTTTACAGGGAGTGTATATATGATTAACGAATCACAAGCTAGAAAATATTGCAGAGAAGATATTACTCTTATTAAGAACTATGCAAAAGCTATTGCTGATAAGACTGAAACGTGGATATGTCATCATCGTAATGCAGAACCATTTACTGGTTTTTGCACAGCAGATCTTAAGAAAATGAACATGTATGAAAATAGACCTGCATCAGAATTGATGTTTGTTACACGTAGTGAACACCAAACTATTCACACGAAAGGCAAAAGACATTCTGCAGAGGCTAGAAAGAAAATATCTGATGCGAAAAAAGGTAAAACACTTTCTGATGAGCATAAACACAAACTTTCTGAATCACATAAAGGAATGACAGGTAAACGTCATTCAGAAGAAACTAAGAAGAAAATGTCCGAATCGCAAAAAGGTAAGTCGTTAGGCAAGCACTGGTACAACAATGGAATTATCAACACGTTTGCAAAATCTTGTCCAGACGGCTTTGTTGAAGGTGTGATTCGTAAGGAGAAAAATTAATGACACACAGTTTACACTTGCATAATTTTTTATTAAATTATTATTACTAAATTCACTTCACAAATCAATCATAAACGCAGTAGCAAGAAACTACTGCGTTTTCTTATGTTAACCGAATATGACTGACATCAATTCTCTTTGTCTATCAGGCGAAATCTTTACTTGATAGAGGTTTTCATCTTCAAAGAATGTTAATGCTAATGCGTCAGTAGCATCAGGAGAAGCACCAATTATTTCTTTGATTTTATCCTTTGACTGTAATGATTTCTTACCAGCATTATTGACTAAGCAAGATGTAGCCTTGAGAGCATCATAGATGTCTTTGTAACGATACGTGTCAATGTAGAAACCTGACTTAATTGCTTTAGCTAACTTATCATACATGTGAGTACGAGCATTAGCACAAGTTGGGTCAGGTGAACGTGATGCAAAGTTGACTTCAGTTATGTTACGATGTTGAACTTTCAGTGTGTCATAGAAACCGATATCATAACCACCAGTTGCATCCAAGTAAGTATTGACAAAGTGATAAATGTTGTTCAGTCTTTGCCATTCAGACACAATCTTAGCAGTATCAGCTTTAGTCAATGACACGCATTCTACTATCTCGTATCCATTACGAACTACAATACACGTTGCGTCATTACCGAAGCGAGCAAAGTCAATTCCGCAATAGTAATTCTTGTCTGAATTGTTACGACATACTGTGACAAAGTCTTCAATGTCAACAATACAGTTTTCAATTACGTCATCAAGGATTTCACCGTAAATTTCTTGTCTACGCATGTGCTCATCATCGATAGCTTGGAACTGCATGTCAAACGATTCTTGTGTAACGAATTCTTTGTCTACCATGTCTTTCATAGTACCACGATAGATTTCAATCTTACCAGTATCCATGCCTTCACGAATCCATGAATTCCACCAGCTACCTGCACGGGGTGTTGAGCAGAATCTTATCTTTGGTTTGAAGTTACCGCGAAGACATGGTGCAGCAACAGCTAATAAGTCTTGTTTAGCTAGTGCAATCTCATCACAAATCAGGTACTCGATCTCAGTAAGACCACGAACTGCTTCATAGTTTACATACGAGAAGAAGTGAGCAGTACCACCATTGCAATGAATAGTGTTGATTTGTTTGTCGTAACGATATGGAAGATTTAGCTCATCCAATCTCTTGATGACTTCAGGCACAATTGTTTCAGCTAATTGTCTGAAGTTAATTCCATAGACTATCTGGTTCTTGCCATTGATTAAGTTCGTAGCAACTAACCAAGACAATGCTACTGTCTTTCCACAGCCACGTCCACCATAAATTCCAGCAATTGGTGCTTCTGATTTAATGAATTGTAATTGGTGAGTTGCTAATTTTACTTTGCCATTCTTATCTATCATGCGTCAGTAAATGTAATTGCTATCTTAGCGTTAGAGTTTTCGTCTTGACCAATAGCAACTGTAGGCTGAGCAAACTTCTCATTCCAAAGGTCACGCCAACGTTTCTGCAATATTGTCATTGCCATCTGACGATCCATTGGACTGTTAATGTATTTCTCGATAAACAAGATGTGCATTCTATGCAAACAATCTAATACCCAGTCAAAGAGTATCTGAAGCATTTCAGCTGTTTCTTGGCTCATATCTCTTGTAGCAACAGAACAGCCTGTATAGAGTCTAGTGTTAATGTCTTTAAACTTATCAGGCATGAACAGTCTAATGCGTCTAAAGATCATTGTGTACATATCACCTAAATGAGCATCAGGATCAGATACATAACGTCTAAGGCACGGTGTTTCGATCGTAAAGAAAGAACACCAAATCTTACCGATATTGGCTCCGTCTGCAGTTGTATCAGTTTCAAAAATAGGCTCTTTGACGTTATCTAAGAGCCATGCTATTGCTTCTGCTACTATTTCACTACTCTGTCTTTTGGGCATCGATCAACTTATCCACTTTTTCAAAGACTGTCAATAGTTTGTTTAGTTTTGAGTCGAGTACAATCAAGCCTTCGTAGACTTGCTGCAATGTGATTTCTTCATTCATGTGATATCTCCTAGTAAAAAATTGGTTACTGATTCAGGTCTATACGCTCAATAACCGAAACGTACGGAGATTTATTATGCCTGTTCTTCATCTCTTTCTTCGTATTCAAATTCACCTTCATTGCCATTTTCAAGCATAGAAAGTGCTTCTTGAATACGAGCAACGTCTTCTTCAGCAATCTTGTATTTGCTTACGAGTTCGTTCAATAAATCGACAAGTTGTGTCATATTATACCTCAGTAATAATACTATTTATGCTATAAATATTTTGAACAAGTTATAACAAAGTGAGATTTTATGGCTGAAATTTCAGATGTATTAGTACGAGCTAAAGAATTTCTACAAAGAAGCTCAAATTATTATTGCAATCTAATCAAACGTAAGAAACGTGACTTGGAAGTTTATTCACGGAAATTTTTGGTCACAAGATATAATTGACAGTGTCGACCGCAAGAATAGACTTTGCAGAAGCTTTACACTTTACCAGAAGTTCGCAAATGCAGTTGTAAGTCCATATACGAAGAGCCCATATCATGCTGATATTGAGGACAATGATGGCGTATATGGTGACATTCAACAAGCAATAGACAACTTCGAGAATGACAATAACTTTAAGAACGCTATGATTAAGGCTGTTCACAATGCCTGTGTAACTGGTGTTGGTTATGTCATTATATCGACACAGAATGGTAAGCCCGTACTTGAACATGTAAGAGATATCACATCTGTTGCCCTAGATCCTTGCATCCAGGAAATCACAGGTAATGATGCGGAAAAGGGCGCAGTTGTGAATATCATCTCTAAAGCTAAGGCTAAACGTCTATATGGTGAAGATGTCTATCTACGTGATAATGACATCTATTTAAGTTATTTCGGACAGCAATGGAAGATTGACAAAGACAGTATAGCAGTTGTGTCATACTACGAAATGAATGAAAATGGCACAGTCGACTACTACAAGCTTTGTGGTGATAAAGTAGTTGTTGACAAGATTGAACTTCCATTTACTCGTATTCCTATCTACCGTGTAGCATATAACGAAGTAATTCGTAATGATAGATTTGACTATAACGGTATTGTGGACATGACTTATGACCTTCAGTTTGGTCTAAACCTTGGCTATAGCACGATGCTAGAAAGAATGAATAGAAGCCCTAAGGCTACATTCATGATGCACGTTAATGCTATTGATGGTCTTGAAGAATATTACAAGAAAGGTAACACTAAGGAAGGACTGGTCTACTTGTACAATGGTGATCAGGCTCCAATTCCTATTGTAGAACAGTATCAGACACAAGATTTGACACAGACTATGCAGAATTGTATTGATCTGATGTCAAGTACAATTGGTGTAGCTGCTCAGGGTATCAATCCTGCACAAAATAGTAAGACTGCTACTGAAATTCTAATTCAGAATAATAACAGTGAAAGTAACGTCGAGTCATTATACTTACACGCACAAGATGCTTGTAGAGAAATTACAAAGTCTGTTCTTGAAGCTCTATGCTATGAACAGGACTTGCAGCTACCAACATTCAAGTTAATCAATGGTCCTGAAGTCATTACGAAGAACATGAAGAGACGTCAGGAACTATTAGCTGTTAGCAATCTTGTTGATGACAAGACCCGTACTATTATTGCAAAACACTACATTGCTACATTGGATGCAGATGTCAAGGACGGATTGACTGCAGACATTATCGCTAACAATCCAGACATTAACTTTATTTCTGACAACAATCAGGGTGAAGATGCTCGTGCTGTAGCTGTAATGCAGAGACTTGGTGCTATCATTGATGAAACTCAGAATGAACTTGAAGCACAGATTGCTGCTAATGCAGAGTTGAAGAAAGAACTTGATATGGCTAACTTGCAACTCTTGAATGCTAAGGAACAACACATCTTGGATATGACTAAGATCCAGAACGATTACGACATTCAGTCTGCTAAGTTGGACATTGAAGCTGCTAAGGTTCAGAATGATGCTGTTGGACAACAGGTTGATGCTGAAATCAAGATGGCTGATGCTGATCAGAAAGCTGAAACTGAAAACATCAAGATGCAGCAAGAAATGATGAAACTTGAAGAAAAGAAGTTAGACATTATTCAGAAGAGTATTAGCTAATGCAATGGGTTGGATATACACCTTACGAGGACTTCATTAGACGATTAGCAGTAACAAATCCTACTCGTGCTGCTATCGAAGAAATGAGTCCACAAGAATATAGAGTAGCGGCTGCTAGTGTGTCAGGCACTAACAACCCTTCTCGTGCATCTTCTACATTTGTTAGAAGAATCAGATATATGCCTGCTAGTCAAGTGTCATTAGTGACATTGGGTAATAGTCAGTATGTCTATCCCATGTCTAAACCTCAATTGGCTCGTTGGATGACTAGCAATTCTTTGGGACAATATTACAACAAGTACATAAAGCTTAAATAGAGGACTTATGGCAATCACAATTAGAGACATTATTGCAAATGCGCTTGCAGAATCAAGATTGGTTAAACGCAATCAACCAGCACCTGCTGAGTTGTTTGTTAGTGCATATCAATTGCTGAAGGATAGATTAAGTGAATACAGCAATACGAATTTGCTGTCATTCATTAGAAAAGAAGTTGACGTCGAATTTACTGATAACAAGAGAAGCTTGATTGTTGGTGAATACATTCCTAAAGATGACTACGTTATTGAATTTTCTACGCATGAACCGATGGATTCGGGTCTAGCTGGACAAATGGTGTATGACAAAATTGGACGTAAGCTTTATCAGTGGCAAGGTGGATGGGTAGAACTCGAAAATCCTCAAGACTATTTCATCGTTTATCCTGATATCGAAGTTGACAATCTACAGACTGTTGTAAGATGTTACAGAATGTCAGACAATCAGATCATGGAAGAAATGAACTTCCTTGCTTATGAAGACTTCTATCGTCATACATTAACATTGAATGTTTACAGTGTTTTACCAATTGCAGAAGATGCTGTACAGTTGATGGTCAAACCTGGTGTTAAGAAAGTCAAGATCATCTACAATGAAAAGTTCGACTTCAATGAAGATTCTACGTTGCACATTCCAAATCAATTCACTGCGCTCTTTACTGCTGGTCTTGTGTATGACTTAGCAAGACAATATCCAAGATTGAGTGATAACACAATACAGTTGCTCAAACAGAGATTGGACAAGATGGAAGAAAATGTAAGAACAAGTTCGTCAGTGAATAAGTTCGTAGGACGTGACATTGACTACAGAACTATGACTTATGGAGATTTTGTTCAGGGTAGATTCTTGTACTACTAAGGAGATTTCATGGCTAAAGTTAGTCTAATCAATAACATAGTGGGTGGACAAAACGTTAGTGATGTCCGTCTTGCTGGCTTAGCTGAATCAATCAACATGTACGTGGAAAATAGTGGTGAGACTACTATTCTTCGTAGTATTCAAGGTACATCGTTGATTGCAAAAGTCAGTGATAGAAAGTGTAGAGGCTTATTCGAAGCATCGAAAGGTGTTGATGGTAAGCCCATTCTATTTGGTGTCTATGGCTCATCTCTCTATGTGTTTACTGAAGATGGTCCTGAAGAAATCTATAGACAATTGACAAATGTTGACACTCCAGTTGGTATGTGTGAAACTGGTGGTGAAGGTAGTGCACATCCTCATCTCATTGTTGTAGATGGCTCTAACGTTATTGCTGTTACAACTGACATGACACCAGCTGACATGATGTTGGACATTAAAGAAATTGCACTACCTTATCGAGTAGACAGTACTACACAACGTATTGTACCTACTCATTGTGCTTATGTGTTCAACTACTTAATTGTCAATGATAGCGGAACAGACGCATTCTATTGTTCTAAGCAATACCCATTTGAAGATGAAGATGATGACATTTTCATGATTGGTGCTGGTGGCAAATATCCTGACTATGGATTTGTGACTTATGCAGAATGGGCACCCGACTTGTTAACAGCTTTATCTGTAAACAATAATTTACTAATTACATTCGGACCAAAGAGTTCACAAATATTTACATACAATTCTGACGTTGATGCTCCGTTCGTTAGTCCATCAAATGCTGCTAATGGCATAGGTATTCGAGCGGTCTACAGTTTAGCTAACGTCGGTAACTACTTGTTCTTCTTGGGTAGCAGTGACATCGGTGAAAATGGTATCTTCTACTACGAGATGAATCAGTTGACTCGTATTTCTACATCAGACATTGAGCGTCAGATTAGCAAGATGAAATGTCCTGAAGACGCTGTTGGTCAGTGTTGGACAGAAAATGGTCATGCGTTCTATGCGATTACGTTTATCGAAGATGACTTAACATTGGTGTACGATTTAGCTGAAAAAGAATGGCACAGACGTAGCACTAGAGACAAGAACTCTAACTATCATCACTATTGGCGTCCGATGTTTGCAAGACTTCATGATAATAAGTTGATGTTCGGTACTGAAGATGGTTGCTTAGTCTGGTTGAATCCACGTAAGTTTGATGAATACGATGCACGTCCTATCATTCGTGTAAGACGTAGTGGTATGGTGTTGAGCAACTACAATGATTACTACGTCGATCGTGTAAGACTGTTCTGTAACACTGGTGACTTTGACAACGTGAACTTAGTGCCCAAGATCATGATGAGATACTGCGATCATGGTGGAGCTTGGGCTAACGAAGAAATGGGTATGCTCGGTAATCAGGGTCATTATAACTGGGAAGTTGAATGGTACAATCTTGGCATTCACAATGTCATGAC